TTGAGACCGTTTGCTGCATATCCACCTATTGACTTACCTCCAGCATCGGCTGAGAATGCTCTGTCTCTAAAGTAGAACATATCCTTATCAAGAAGGTTGAGGCCATCAAATCCACCGTAGAAAACGTTAGTAAACTTAGCGAATTCTGTGAATCTGTTGAACAAGACTGAGCTTGTTTGAACGAGCGACGCGAGCGTAAATCTTCTGGCGCCAGCTGCTGTTCTATCGTCTATCGTATAGGCGTTTCTATCAGGTGAACCATTTCTAATGTATGCAGCCTCGAGCATGTGCTCTCTTGCTGATCCTGTTACTTTCGTAAATACTTCTGAAAGGTCCAGAGGTGAATCAGACTTGTTACCAAGCGCGACACGAGCCTACGTAAACTTGTTAGAGTTGAACTCATCTTTTCCTGACCCTGTCACCAGCATGTCAAGTTTTTGTATTCCCTGGAACTTAGTATAAGACGTGACCAGTGGGTTAGTAGTGTTACCTGCATTAGACTCCAAAACAGGATTGTCTGAAGCGTCGGATGTTGGTATTCTGATCGTGTTGACTCCCCAGTAGTATCTACCGTCGACTCTCTCGTCTGTTCCGGGAGCACCTACCATAAACGGGGTAACGTCATTATCCATAGTACCTCGTGTTACCTTAAATCTAAAAGGTATTGGAGGAACGATTGAACCTGTCAAACTAATAATGCCTGATCCGGTGCTTCCTTCGACTCCTCCGCCGACACCGCCTACAGATAATCTTACTGGAAGTTTTTCGCCTACTTGAGTTTGTCCGTCTGCTGACTGGAGACTTGCAGAAGAAGCAGCGAGTGTGTTTGCTGTCTTTAAGACAGGAATTCCCCTAAAGCCAAACGGCAAACTGTCTTTTGGAATTTCTCCGTTCTCCACGTCTTTATGAACTTGAATTCTAATTCGAGAAGACTTGTTCGGGTACTTACCTGAAATTACTAATCTTCTTTCATCTGGATCTTCCTGATCAAAGTCGTACCTTACCTTTTTGTCACCGATCATCTTTCCGATGAATCTATCAGATCTAGGGTTAAGATCACATCCAGGATATCTCTCAAGAATTTGTGTTCCTGTGTCTTTGTCACTGAATGATCTCAGCTGGACCTCGAACGTTCCAAATGGGTTGCTAGGGTCTGTAGAAGCTCTCAGGTTTGCGATAGAGATCTTAAATTTATCATTTCCGTATGCACCATCAGATATGGTTTCAAAGTGGAAGAGATCGTATTCTTTCTTACCGTATGGTTGAGATATGAACAAAGACGTTCTTGGGGTTGTGTATCTGGTATCGTATCTACCAAATGCTTCATGGAACGAAATTGAAGAATCGCCTGTGTTACTATGCTTGTCTGTTGAACCACTAACAAGAGCCACTGTTGGTCTTACTTTGGTCGAAATAACAGGAGCTAGCTCATGCTCAACTGCGTAATCAAGATAAAGCAAATGCTGATATTCTTGGAATTTTAGTGGATCTGTGTTCAGAACCTTACTAATATAGTTTCCATCATTTGGATCTAGAGATGCTGTTAAGATTCTAATTCCAGAGAATGATTCATCGGTTCCAAATGTTCCGCCTGCAGACGAGCTCAATACAACCTTGAAGTATTTTGCAGAATCAGAGCCTGGGACGGCTCCTACATGAGCTGAATATTTTCCAACTAAGTGGGAAACGTGCCCGTATGATCCTGTGGCGTCTAACAACTGGATGTTTGTTCCTGTTGCTGTAAAAATAACGCCGCGGACAAGGTTTAGCTGGTCTACAGCACTGTGACTCTGGTTGTCTGTAAAGACAGAGTATGCTGCTGCTTCGTTAGTTGCAGCCTTGTGCTGTGCAACAAGAAACTGTACAGACCCCGGGGATGCACCAAACGCGTTAGTCGATCCGGTAATTCTAAAACCAGCATTCTTAACAGTGCCCTGTTGGTCAGTTGTTGTCATGTCAGTAGCGGTTTCGTTAGCACCGGCCCCTAACACTCTCATGTAAGTCAAAGCAGTCCTGTGCTTTAGAAACTCTCTTACTGCGTAAGGTCCGAATCTATCAGCGTGTAAACTACCGAATCTCGTCTCAAAATCTGTGAATGATCCTACTGTGACTGGAACGAAAGCGGGTCCTCTATCGGCAGTGCCGATGACTCCGGCAGGTACTCCGACAGGGGATACCTTTCTTGACGAAAGGTCTATTTCCTGCTCAAAAAATCCAGGTGATCGAAATGTTTGCTCAGCCATTGTTTCTCCTAGAGCGATCTATGCATCTTCTAAATATCATGTTCAATTTAAAAATCTAATCAAGAGATTCACGTAAAACCGTCTCTCCCTTTCTATTTGTCCTTGTTTTAACTTGTAGTCTTGTTTTTACTATCTTTCCTGTGAATGGATCACGGTCCAATTCAACGACTTTTGTTCTGTTGTCATCACCTGTAGCACCTCCGACTCTTTCGTTGCTAGCATCTTCTCTTGTAATCTTTTCATCTCTTCGATTATTAAATATGCCTCTGGAGTCGGAAGAAGCCAAAGATGTTTTGCCAATTGCTTGTCCGGGCAATGGTTCATCCGTCGTTCTCATGTCTTCTAGTAGATAATCGTCAGGATTTGAGGAAGGAATTCCCATAGACGAATCATTTACAATATCCTTATTTGTGATGATAGCATCAAAAGATATCTCAGGTGCCGAAACATATCTTCTTAATTTATTTTGTGCGCCCGGGTAATCTGGTGCTATTATGTAAGCTGGGACAGTCACATCAAATGAGTATCTAATCAACCTCTCATCATTTGAAAAGTCATCAAAATTATCTCCCGGGCTGAGGTCAGCGCCGACGTACCCTACAAACCAGTAACCTTTAGGTGTCTCGAGCTGAAAAGTTCTCTGAGAAAACGACTGATATAACGACATTAGAGCAGTTATCATATTGTTCATCTGGATTGTGTACTGGGCCCAGAAAGTAACCTCATATGTTGTAGTATAATACTTGGGTGGCGGCATTGTTATAACTTCATAAATATTTTTACTTAGTTTACTTTCAAGATTGCCGCGGCGGCTCGACATGTTTAAACTGCTGTTGTCCCTTCTCGTTCCAATTCGACCAGGCTCCACGTTTTTAAGTGGCCTAACTTCGCTATCATCAAACTTTCCATCTACAATAGCTTCTCTAGAGGGCAAATCATCAGAGTTTTGAAAATTATTTTTGTTTAAGAGTCTCTGATACTGCGGGTCGTCTTTTGAAAGCTTTTTCTTTATCGTCATTGGAACATTTTGAGCTGTTCCTGCTCCCATAGTAGGGGCCTGACTTACACCTTTTCTCATAATTGATATCAGCGGAAGAATGAGTGCACCAGCTCTGTCTCTCAGGGGCTTTTTTCTTCGAAGAACAGCAAATCTCTCACCTGTTGCGAATATTACAGGTGCTCTTCTAGTTCCAGTCTTATGTTCGTAATTAAAGTCAAGCTGTTTATCAAACAACTCAAAAAGAGCTCTGTCTACATCTTCAATCGTGCAAGAAGGTAATGAAAAGTCTTCTGGAATATTTCCGCTACTAGAGTCATTTTTAAAATTTCTAGTCGACATTATGAAGTACCTCCGTAGAATGATGATTTAATAAGAGGATCATCGTCATCAGATTTTTTTGAAATTTCTTTCGGGCCAGTCAGTGGTTTGTCTAGAACACCGTCTTCCTGCAGCTGTCTTTTGTCAGCTGTCTCGCCAAGTGAATTTTCTGATGCTCCTCGTTGCTGAACAAACGTTTCTTGGACAGCGTCTGAGTCGGTGTAGCTTTCACTTGTCGGTCCTAGTGGTGCTATGTCAATCTGTCCTTTTCTAGCTTGACGTCCTGTAATTTTAACGCCGATACTGTGCTCGATCTGTCCGTAAACATTGCTTTCAGTTACTGCGTTAGTTATTTCAAAAAATGTATCTCCGTAACTAAAATAGTCGCCAGAGCGCGCTTCAATATTTCTATCTAGCATGTCTCTTTCATGCAAAAAAACTTCTATTGTATAAGATGATTCACTTCCGAATTTATTAGTTCTAATCTCTTCAGGTTGATATTCTACTCTTGCTTCGATCTCAATTGGAGGGTCAAAAACTTTGTTCTCGGATTCTTCGTATACATCATGCACACTCGTAAGATCTTCTCTAACTCTGTAGTAGAAAATCTTTTGACCCGACACATCTTTTATTACTTCCTTAGTAAGGTCAGAAATTAGGTCGATTTCTCGTGGTGTGATAAAAAGCCTTGCCATCCATTTAACCCATTATTATTGCACGGCCGTTAGGTATCGGTATGCCCTTAAGAATACTTCTTAAGTTTTCACTAGCAGCTGCCTCGTCCTCGAGCATTTTACTGTAGGTCAATTCTTCGAGCATTTCTGTGAGTTTTGTTTTAAGATTGGTTTGATCTTCTCGCCCTTGAGACACTAAGTCCCCGCCATTCAGCTGAAGTTCTGCACCGGGAATTGGGACTGTGCTAAACTTTGACCTTATCATTCCCAAAAGCTCTTTAGAGAGAGCTAGAGAATACTGTCTTATCCACTGCCTCCCTATAGAGTTGATTTTAGTAAATTCCAGTCGTCCGTATGGGATATTAGATAAATTGCTTACCCCTTCAATGGATTCGTCTTTGTAACTTGGGTTAAGAGGATCCGGGGAAAAATGAACTCTGACCCACAGTTTTTGTGGATCATCTTGGGTGGGTGAAGGATAGATTCGAAGATTTTTCCCGATTATCTTGTAAGAATAGTTACTCCTTCTTACACGAGAAGACATCTCAAGCATACCACCTCTTAACACATCTTCGTACACAGGCAAGACGTAAAAAATTGTCTCCGGCGTGAATGATTCGAAACTAAATTCATTATTAAGATAATTCACTGCAGAAGTTGTGTCGAAAAATCTATATGCTGCATGAGGGCTAAAGTGAAAAACCTCCATTACTTTTAGCTTAGACTTTGGATTATTCGCAGAGTTATCAAACAAAGCAGTTCCATCATCGAGCTTCAGTTCTGTGTAGAGATTATAGTCCTGTCTATCTTTTTCAAGTGTTATAGACCCAGAAAGCATCTCGTAAGATCCACCGAGGCCAGCTTCCATAGAATAGGGCTCAGCTCTTCTAAGCATGAACTCTAAGTTTTCTCTTGGGAATTTTTGTTCTGAGTCTTTTAAAGAACCTGTTGCCGCACCCAGTAAATTAGCAAGCTGTGACTTTGCTTGATACTGATTTATAATAGAGCTATATTCGAGCATTGACTCTTCAAGACACGCCCAAATTTGCTTTCTCGTCAACTCAACAGACAGGATATCATCACCCAGCTTTCTCTTGACAAACGAAACAATTGCATCAGCCTCGTTCTGAAAAGCAGTATCAGTGTCGAAAAACCCAAATGGAGTTGGATTCAATACATCTATAAACTTAGACATGACAAAACCTCATCATGACTAAATATGTCGTTTGCGAGCAAGATCAACCGCGATGACGATTTGCCTGTCGGCTTTTGCGAGGTGCTTCTTGCTTAGTAAGAGCAGGTTTTGTTTCCTCTTCTACGATAGGTTCCTCAGAAACTTTTTTTGGAGCTACAGCTTTTTTTGACGTTGATTTCTTTCTAGTTGCCTTTTTAGCTGGGGCTGCCTCTGCAGCAGGTGCTTCTTCAACAGCTGGTGCTTCTTCGACAGCTGGTGCGGCCGATTCAACTTTGTCTTCTATCTTTTTTTCTTCTGGCATGATTTTCTCCTTATAGCCATTTGCTAATAAAAATGGAAGCAGCCATGGCGAACTGGATTACAGCAAACACTGTGACTGCTTTCGTTTTATAGATCTTTAAATCTTCTATTTCTTTTAGTGCAGTTTGTAGCTGCGTTGGTGATGCAACTTCATCGATTTTCTCTTTCCAGGCTCTGAGTTCATCAACTTTATCTTCTTTAACCTGGAGCTTTGCAATTTCTTGTCTTACTTGGCCCAGTTCTATCTGAAGTGCGCCGATATTATCAGCTAGACTCTCAAGCTCTTTGAGAACTAATCTTGAATACTCATTCCAACCATTCTGGTTCGATACGTCACCCATTAATTTTTCTCCGGAACTAAACTTTTAATTCTACTTGACTTTATTGCAGTTTTTGCAATGACCTTAGCATTTTTTAATGCATCTGGGTTGTCTTCTGTTAATCCTAGAATGCTTTCTAAAGATTCTAATATGGTTGTATTAGATGTTACGTCCCAAGCTATTCCTGATACACCTGTGACCTCTTCTTTACTATTCTTACGAGGCACTATAGACACATAAAAAACTTTTTCTTTTTTTCTTATAAACTGTTGAGACTTTTTTCCCTTCAGTGCTTTTTTGTGGGCATCGGATGTTTGTTTGTTAAGGACAGGGCACTCAAAAAAAGAGTCTAAGCATTTTGGTTGGCCGTCTACGAAAGATGAGCCTATTTGATTAGATACGACTCCATCTTTAGTAATTGACCACATTGAGACAGGAATTGGAAAGTTTTCAAAAAAGTCTTCAAAAAGCTGAAGGTCTTTTTTTACTTTCATGTCCCTGTCCGTCAACTCATTGACGAGATTGCTTAAAGCTTTGAGTCTTTTACTACGAACTGCCATGTAACTAATTATCTTTATCTACAAAACTATGAAAATGTTTTAGGTGGAGGTGCCACAATTGGCACCTCCCCTAGACTAAAACTAAACTAACTTTTAAAATTACTATGCTACGATAGGTAAGGAAGTAACCGCGTTGTGAGCTTGAGCTGCACCTGTCATTCTGCTAAGAAGTGCCCATCCAGAGCCTGTCCACATCAAAATAACGGTGTCACCTGCTAGGGTACACGTAGCTTTTGTGTAAGCACCGACGGTATTATCAGGGGTTACTTTCCAACTGTCTCCG